AGCAACAGCAGCTTATGGTAAACCAACATATCACTGGGTTGTATTAATGTTTAATAGAATGTTTGATAGGTATTATGATTGGCCAATGACAGAACGCCAACTACAACTATATGCTAATGATAAATATGATAACGCTGATGACATTCATCACTATGAAGCCCCACAAACATCAGGAGATACAAACACCAAACTTGTTGTTGAAAGTACAGCTCCTTTTGCTATTCCTATAACCAATATAGAATATGAAAGAAACCTTAATGATGAAAGAAAAGTTATATGGTTATTAAAACCGGAATACCTAGGTTTATTAGAATACCAATTTAATGCTCTTAAACACGGAAGATTTATTTAATGGGTAATGTTGTTGATTCTCTAAAAGCCATAAATGCAAAAAAAGGCGGTGAAGATAACTTTCAGCCAGGATTTGGGTCTTTAAAATCTTGTACTCTACATCACGGACCAGGTAAAGAATATCCCATTGGTGATGTATTAAAAAAAATACACCTATATGAAGATATAGAATCTATTGGTGTCCATGGCTGGTTAGAAATGGAAGACAACATCAATTTAATTGAATCTGGTTTAATTATAGGTGAAGAACTGCTATATCTTAATTTTGAAACAGCTGGTGCTACTGAAGCAGGCCAAGTTGAATTTGGTATAGATTACACCACACACCCATTATATGTATTTGGTATTCAAAATCTCGGTTATCTAGATAATGATTTACAAAGACCTTATCCAGTTTTAACATATAGAATTCACTTCTGCTCATCTGAAATGATTAAAAATGAACGTATGCGGATTTCTAAAACCTATAAAGGACGATATTCTGATATTGTAGAAGATGTTTTAAAAAATGATTTAAAAACCTTAAAGCCTTTAAATCAAGGAAGAGCTGTTCGGACCTTAGATACAATACACATTACATCCCCCAATATGAAACCATTTGATTTTATATCATTATTACCGCACCACTGTAGGACATATGAAGCAATGACAAGTGATATGGACATGGGAGTTGCTGGTAAACCACAAGTACATAAAGGAGAAAGACATAATTTTATTTTTTATGAATGTGCAATGCGAACCAATGATAAAGGTGGGTTTTTCTTTTTGCCTCTTATGGACGATAGGGATGTTTCACTATCATTTACCTTAAAAGCTGCTGACTCGACACTAGGTGAAGAAGGTTCACCAGCTGGTGTGCCGTCCGCATCCATGCCGGGTGCATCTGGTTTAGAAGGTGCATATCTTCAAGCAACTAGTTTTAATTTTAAACATACTGGCGACAAATATTCTACCATACCTACTGGGATTTGGGCAAGCAAACTAATAGATTTTGATCCTTTCACCAAGAATGTTGATATTTATAAATCTGATTATATTAAAAACTTAAAAGAACACCGACACAGCCACGCTTCTGAAACTTTAGTATATCATCCTGGAGATGATCCAAAACGCCTATCGGAATATCCTGATGGTGCTTTAAGGATGCATGCCCATCCGACAAATAAAATATCCAATATAAACCCAAATAACAAAAGAGCTGAGTTTCCTTGGGGTTCTAAAGGGACAGCTCAAAAACTACACAGACAAATGGAAATAGGCCAGGTACTAGGTTATATGAGATTAGAAATAACATTACCCGGCATATCTGGCATATCGGTAGGCATGGGCGCTGGTGCTAAATTTCCTGATGTGGGCATTATGGCAGGACAACCAGGTGTGCCACATTCAAAAAGAGTATTTGAAAGTTGGTTTAATAATTCTTGGATGATTACTAAAGTGGCTCATACTCTAACATTTAGAGGCGATAATCCTGATTATTCTACCACAATAGAAATGGCCAATACTATGTCAAGTACCATGGAAGAATTCCCGAACAACGGAACTCTCGGCCGCTAAAAAAAGCCCCGCCGAAGCGGGGCTATAAGCAGTTAGAAGGGTTGCTTAAAAATTATCCATCATCTGCCAATTTAGCAAAATACTCCAAAGTTTCATCACTTTCCGTTGTGTCTGAAACTTCAGGCGTTTTCGGTAGAGTTGGAGTAAAAGATTCTACTGTACCTTGTACAGAAGTACCAGTAAGGACTTTGTGAAGTTTTTCCTTAAGCTCATCATAAGTCTTAAAGTTCTTTACATCTGTAAATTCCGTTAAACTATTGAGTTTATCATAAACTTCTTTTAATTTCTCGTCATCGCCTTCATATAACTCAGACGGAGAATCAAACTCAGATTTATCATAATTCCAAAAACCATCCACCTTACGGATTTTGAGTTTGAAATTAGCACCCTGCCAGAAATCAAAAGGATTTAAGGGAGTTTCATCCTCAAATTCCGGATTCATAGCTTCTGTAATCTTGTCAAAAATCTTTTTACCGAATTTATACAAGAATACTCGACCTTCATTCTCTGGATGCTTGGGGTCACTCACAACTAGGACGTTGGAGTAATATTTTAGAATACGTTTCTGTTTACGAGCTGTATCCTTATCAGCCTCATTGCCACTGTTCCATAACTCTGTATTGTATTCTGATACAGGGTCATTTTTATTAATCGTGGTCAGTGAATTTTCTATGTACCAACCACCCGGTCCACTAAATGCATGGTTCCATACACGGGCCCAAGGCAAATCTTCACCTTCTGGTTGGGGTAGAAAACGTAATACAGCGTAACCGTTGCCGGATTTGTCCAAATCTGGTTTCCAAAAACGGTCATCACCAAATGATGCCACTGGGGCATTAATTTTGCCTAATTCTGTTTGAAGTTTATCAAACGAACCGGACTTCTTCTTTAAATCTGCAAAAGACATATTTAAAATCTCCTATATGTGTCGTTTTATATTAATCGTATGTTTACAACGATAGCTTGTATAAGCGCTATCATTACTATTTATAATAACATAAATCCCACTGCTTGTCAAGCCTTTTTCAATATCCTCTCGGACATTTCCGTTTGGGTTATGTAGTTAAGGTTCGGAATACCTTCCCATTCCTCTATTACACGGTTAATCCTGTCATAATTTGTTATAGGTTTAGGATTAACTTTATAATACTGTATGTGTGGGAACTTTTCAAATACTAATCTGTGCTGTTTGATCCAATTGTCAGGTGGTATCATTGAACCTTGAGCATCTATATAACAATTTGTGCTTTTATACACATTATTAGCATTCTCTGTTTCAGAATATAAATCCATTCCCACCAAATATATCTCTTTAGTTTCGGACTCTAAAGATGAAAACAAATTACACAATGCACCGGAAGAGAAACTATAATCTGAATTGCCTGGTAAAGATTCTGTCTTTCTTACTTTATCTTCTGGTGCAAGCCATGTCACCCATAAACCAGCCCTCACATCACCCAATACAATATCCAGGTTGTATGGATTTATTGTTCCTCCATTAGACTCGACCTTTAAAACATATTCATCTCTAATAGTTTTGATTTTATCTAAATTTTGGCCACTAACAACAAATTCATTCCATCCTTCTGGTCGAGAGCTTTCATGTAAAAAAGAACTCATATCTATTTCTGAATTTGATATATGTTCTGCAACAACTACCTGGTCATATGCTTCAGCTGGAAGTCTAGACCAATCTCTAAAATATACTACATTGTCAAAACAATATCCTGATCGGTATATTTCATGGCTCATCTCTATGTCACAACACACCAAATAATCTGGTACCCAATCTCTATATAATGCATTGCAGCCCCAAACCGAGACATGCTCCTTAATTTTATCTAAATCTAAATTGAGCCTTGATTCGCCATTACCAAGACATACCACTTTACTTTTATCTTTCATCTCAAGGCAGCCCAACTAACCGGGAAAAGTTCTCTTGCTATTTCATCTATCTGCCATGCCACTTCTTGTGTCTCTTGCTGTGTACTGGGATCACATCTGAGATTGCAAACTCTAGCAAATGCATACAGACTTCCACTCCAATGCCACTCCGTATACATTGACTGTGGTAGAACCATTCGTGCCTGTTCTGGTGATACACCGGCAACTATCATACTCTGATACAACTCGGCACAGTGTCGTTCAGCCTTATGTACCTCACTGCCGACACGCCTCTCACGATTCAACCACCCAACCACATCGTCGCTACTACCTTGTTTCTTATCAACAGGACGACCTCTCCATGTCTCTGGATGATAAAACTCTGGTGGGTTGTCTACATATCTGCGTGATACTTCATTCCATACGAGTCCAGTTTGGTGTTTGACTAATTGACGAGCAACAAATATAGGTGCTTTAATATGAAAAGACAACGAACAATGACCAAAAGGTGTCCAATGATTATGAATAGCAAGATACTTTATCAGTCTCTTATCACTATCTGTCATTTCATATATACCTTGAGCAGGTATATGTTTTTTCCATTGGGTTTTTTTATCAAAAGAAACTCTAGCTGCATTAACTACCGTCAAATCGGTGCCCATTGAATCTAACAAACTTACTTTCATCGTAATTCCTCATAACCTCCATCATTTAAACTATATACAACTCTCTTTATATCAAAATCTGCTATAGCACTCATACAGCCATCACAAGGTCTAGACAAGCCATAAGTCCATATCTTTTCTTGTTTTTTAGCTCGACAGATATATAATGAAGATTTTTTCAAATCATCTACAGATACTCTCCTTAAACTATTTTTAATTGCATCTATCTCGGCATGAATGTGAATATGGTGTTCGGTTGATCCATATTTTGCCTGAAACGGATGTGTCTTATAAGAATTTTCTCCAAGACCAACTATTTGGTTGCCTATTACTATAGCAGACGCTATTCTAGCATTACTAACTGGAGTTATATCTACTGCAATTTTCCAAAGTAAATCTATATATTTTCTGTCTTTGTTCATATTTGGAGCCACCGAGAGGAATCGAACCTCCGACCTAAGGTTTACAAAACCCTTGCTCTACCGACTGAGCTACAGTGGCCATTATCACTATCAAAAATCTTTACAAAAAGCGCTATACACCAACCTCTTTAATATACTTCCAATATCTCTCATTATACCAGCGTTTCTTGCCTTCTAAATTCTCGGCAAACCATCCAAACTCTGCATCATATCGTAAAGCTTTTATAGCAATTTTCGTATTATCTTTTGTGTGCTGTAATACTATCTGCTTCGGAAGAGTATGAACTACTCCACTTGTTCCCATTTTTTCAAATTCCATAATATTTGGCTCCGTGACCTGGGCTCGAACCAGGGACAATCGGTTTAACAGACCGACGCTCTACCAACTGAGCTATCACGGATTCTCCTTTCTCCGCTTATTAAATTTACGTTGATTTGCATGAATAATCTGCTGAGTTAATTCATCAAATCTAGGAATAGCAACATCTTTCTGCCAACGCTCAGCTTCAGCTAATTCATGTTCCAATGTACGAATCCGCTTTGTAGCCTGTTCTAGTTTATAGGACAAATGAGCAATCCTACGTTTTGCTTCATCTACATATGTTTCTTTAATAGTCGATTCATTACTACTCATCATATACTCTCCTGTACTATTGTTAAAGTTTTCATTCTAAATTCTTTCACATCAACCTTTAAGAAAGGATCATAGTCATCAATCAACTTACTCAATTTTGGCCAAATAAATTTTTCTTTTATCTGTTCATCAAACCTTTCGCGGTATGTTACAACTTTTTCCAAAATAACTAAAGTTTCTAAACTTATTTTTTTACCAAGATAGGCTTTTACTAATTTAGGATGATTTCCGTCCTTACATTGGAATATTATATCAAAATTTTCAACCAATGTCAATAATTTTTCAATATCATTTTTATAAACATACTCTAAACTTTGATTTATCTTCTTGTGTGCTGTCCAATTCCGTTTATCAAATTCTCCTATCCACTCTTTACCTCTAATAAAATTTGAAAGGTAAAATTCTAAAATCTGTGGGTCTGATAATTTGTTAGACAGTTTAATAAACTTAAATTTATCTTTCCGTTTATCAAAAGATTCTAAAGAAGCACTAACTTTGCCTCCATATTTGTGATAATCATAATCACCTTTAAAATGGAGTTTTAAAGCTAAATAGTTCGTATAGGCTT